ATATACTTCAAAGGTATCTACATCTCCTTTAGGCATAGCTAATTTATTTCCCCATGCTTCCAGACTATGACCATTATCTCTCATGGGATTGAGTAGTTGTGATAATATAAGTGTATCCACTATTTGATGTGGTTTAATGTCAGTACCAAGCAATCTATTAAGCACAGGAGCATCAAAAGATATTCCATTATGCATAATAAATTGCTTAACACCTAGTGACCAATCTCTAAACCCATGTAGCAGGTCAGGAGGAAAAGGATAAACCTTACCTGTATCTACATCTTTAGCCACAA